CGCAGTTTCGCGGCAAAATACATTGACTCATCAGGCGTGGACCGTATAATTCCGGCGATTGCACATCATGAAGCTTGCTTCTCAATGCGCCCTTAGCTCAGCTGGATAGAGCAACGGCCTTCTAAGCCGTAGGTCACAGGTTCGAACCCTGTAGGGCGTACCATTAAGAAACAATAACTTACGCCAGTTTTAATCCAGCCTGATTTCCTCCTTGTGTCGTATTTGTGTCGCTAGCGCCAAAAATAGCGTCAATTTTCCGTGCGTGCTCGGTCAAATGGTTTGGTGCCAGGTGAGCATATCGGCGTACCATCTCGATGCTCTCCCACCCTCCCATTTCCTGCAAAACAGAAAGCGGGACACCGGACTGGATTAACCAGCTCGCCCAGGTATGCCGGAGGTCGTGAAAACGGAAATCCTCTATCCCCGCTTTTTTCAGTCCGGCGCGCCAGGCGTTATTGTCATCCACCCGCATTTTTCTCACCGCGGGCGTCAGCGTTCCATCCGGTCGATGTTTTGCCGTGGTGTGAACGAACACCCACCGGGAATGCTTCCCTATCTGATCCCTTAATACCCTGCATGCGGTATCATTCAGAGCTACGCCAATCGCCTTGCCCGCTTTTGCGTTCTCCGGATTTACCCATGCAACCTTTCTCTGCATATCGACCTGCTGCCACTCAAGCCCGATGATGTTTGAGCGGCGCAGGCCGGTTGCCAGTGCAAATATCACCACTGGCTTAATGCTCTCCGGCATGCACTCGATCAACCGCTCAGCTTCCTCTCTGGTCAGCCACCGTATCCGCTTGCTGATCGGCTTGCGGGTTTTGATAACTGGTGCCGTTTTTATCCAGCCCCAGTCATTCGCCGCGGCCCTGAGCAGGGATCGAATGAAGGAAAGGTGTTGCGCCTTCGTCGCCTGAGAAACCTGCTGTGGTTTGTACTCCGGAACCGGCTTACCCTTACGCAACGCGGCATCGCGTTTACTCTCCCACACCTGCAGGTGCTTACGGTTGATCATCCCGTTAACGGCTTCGTAAATTTCCTCCACCGTTATTTTCGAAACGTCGCGGCCGGAAAAATGCTGCAGCCAAAACTCTATTTTGGTTTTGTCATCATCCAGCGACCGCTTATGGTCTTTCTCCCGCAGCCACCGGATACAGCACTCTTCGAAGGTTCTGACAGGCAGGTCGCCGATCTGGTCAACCCGCCATGCTTCAGCCTTTAGCTTGTCGTGGAGCTCCTGTGCCTGCTTTTTGTCCCCCGTACCAAGAGATCGCCTAACTCTTTTCCCTGACGGCGTAAAGAAATGACAGTGCCACATGCCGCCTCTGAGGGTGATGGACATAAAATATCTCCTTTATGTTCACCCGCGTTCGCTCGTTTAGTTTCCTGCGGGGATGACAAATACGCAATACATGCCGCTTCGGTCGTTCTGTACTTGTTGCCGACCTTGCGGCCGGCGAGTTCTCCTGACTCAATCAGGCGGTAGATTACCCGTGCCGACACGATGAGCAAATCGGCGGCCTGCTGTGCTGTTATCGGTTTGTCAGATGCCATATCACCTCCGATGCTTACCGCGTTCTTTCACTGGATCCCCCTCTGTTTGCGCATTAGCTCAAACTCTTCAAGAACCTTTTCCTTTGCTTTTTGGTAAGCCTCGGAAGCCGCTTCTTCTGTATCGTAATCGCCAAGATAGATGCCTTTATAATTAACAGTTATCCTTGCTGACCACCTACCTGATGGACGTTTAGTTACACCAACAAATCGAGATTTGCTTCCCTTCACTTTCCTTCTGTTCAACTGCTGTTCAGATGGTGTAGCCCAACGACAATTTTCCGGTGAATACCCCTTGTCGTTATCGATGCGGTCCAGCGTAAACCCATCAGGACGAGAGCCCATATGGCGCGGAGAGCGTTTTCTTTTTCTTCTGGCGTCATGCTGCCTCCGTCTTCACAACGTCGATGGCGCAGCCGGGGATCAATTCAACGGAAGCGGTGGCGCACTGGTTGCCCCAATGACTCCAGCCTGGCGCAGCGCTCCGACTGAACAACTCAATCCGAGGCACGTCGCCGTAGAGCAACTCCAGGCGGTGGCGAACTTCCCACGGTTTCTCGCTGTGCGCGCCGAGTGGGCTGTAGACCACCTGCTTAATGCCGGCATGCTTGCGCTCCAGACCGGCGCCGCGGGTGGCGATCAGCACGTCTTCGGTATTGGCGCGGGTGTGGTTGCCGCCGTTCATGCGCGTCTCTGCATTCAGCAGGTCGAGGAAGTCGTAAAAATCTGCGACGCCTCCCTCTGCCAGGGCCTTGGTAATGCGCAGTTCGGCCAGCTGATTCAACTTCACCCAGGTGAAACCCTTCATAGTGCGCACCGTAAAACCCCACGCCTCGGCCAGCTCGATCGCTTCCTGGTTGTGGGTGCCGGTGTACCACATCGCCAGCACGGCGTTTTCCGCTGCAACCTCCCACACAGGCAGGCGCTTCAGGTCGATGAGTCGCATCGTTGAGTAGTGGTCCGCAGCTGCACCGTTGCTGATATTGTTCCCGTAAGACCAGGGCGGATCGGCATAAATCAGGGAGTATTTTCCGCTCATGCTTCACCGCCAGAATTTGGTTTCCAGGTGAATTCAGGAACGATAATCACATCCATGCAGGTTCCGCGATCGTTGTATTGTTCGAGCATTTCAAGAATGTCATCGTCAGTCTGCGTATCCCCGTAACTGCCAACAATGCAAAGCAATTCAACAGGCGCTCCGAGGCTTTGCAGAGCAATCGTTAACTGCTTTGCTAATGCCATTTTCATCGCTTCGCTACTCATGCCACCACCTTCTTGCTGTTCATCAGCTCAGCCAGACGCTGAGCCTTTAATGGGTTTTTGATTACGTCGCCGCTTGGGGCGATCCATCCCCGGCGATTGATGGAATAGGGAAGAGTGATACTTCCAACGGTGATACCGTCGTGGTTATGTTTCATTCTTCCTCCCGTGGGATTCGATAAATTTCCCCACCAATTAGCCCGTCACCCCATTTATCTACAGAGAGGTAGGGTATTACCTGCTCAAGTTCAGGCGCTGAAATGAATACCTCGCGCATTTCAAGGGCCGGAGCCCATCCTTCGTAATAAGGATCGTGATAGTTGAGAGTTATTCCGGCTGTATGACCGAGAGCACCCTTTGCTGTCTGCCAGCGATGAAAGACCGTAATGTTGTTCCGCGCGTCCTTGCGCAGGATGGACAGGATTGACTCAGCTGTTACTTTCATGGCTGCCACCACTTGCGGCTTGTTTCAGCTCTCTCAGGCGGATGCCGGTAACGTCCCTGCACTTCGTCTGATGCTCAGGGAAGCCATGAAGGCCGTTCCATGCTTTCCCGTAGTTATCCTGGAGGACCTTCGGATCGTTCTCTGAGCCTGCGTAAGCAGTGAAATCAGCGAGAATCTGATCTGCGTCGGCGGGCCTTACCTGGTGAGCCTCATAGTCAGGGTCAACAGTCGTCTCTTCTGTAGGAATGCAGAACGCCTGAAAGGCCGCATATTTGTACGCAATCGACATGGCCTTGTTCGTTGCTTTATCGCCGCTGTCCATCGCCTCGCCGTAGGTGACGACGGTATGAATGCTGCCGTCCTCCGTGCTGACAAAGTCGAACTCTGCCCGGACGGTTACATAAAACAATGCCCCACCATTTTTGCTGGTTCGCTCACAGCATGACCGCTCAGTACACCGCGGAAGGATCAGCAACTTGTGCTTCACCAGGGAGGGGGCCAGAGCGTTGTATACGTCATCAATCCCACGGAATGCGTAGTTGACCTGGCTTCCCTGTTTTTTGGCCTTGCTGATACCTTTCTCAGCCAGCTCCCCGGCTACCGCGCTGATGGCCGCGTAAACTTTTTTCTCCGTCATTGAAAATTCCCCGCAAATTCATCCCAGCTAATCACCGGGTTCTGCCGTTCCGCAGAAAGGTTTACTGGTTCGTCATCGTCGAAATCACGTTCGCCGATCGCATCGCTCATCAACTGAATGAATTCGTCGTCATTCCATTTTTCCGCCGCGCTCATGCTGCTTTCTCCCGATGAGTAATGACGTAGCCATGCTCCGCAAGACATTCGATCACCACGTCCCAATCCAGTTGCATGAGGACGTCACGACTGTTAACCGTTCCCGAGAGCACTACGTCTTCAAGCTCGACGGTTAACGTGTTATGCGGGCCTACAGATGTGCGCATGTCTGTGCATTCACATTTGATGTTCATAAGCACCTCAGTAACTGATACCGGTATGTGGGATATTTCCGTCTTTAATCGCAGTCAGGACTTCAATCGCCTGATCGCGGGTTAAGCTGGTATTGGCCAGCAGAGCCTTGACGATTTCAGTGCCGACAGCCTTGCGGTGCTTAACGTCGGCTTCTCGGCGAGCCTGCTCGTCAGCTATGCGCTTCTCTTCGGCCAAGTGGGCCTGTTCGCGCTGCTCTGCCTCGCGGCGGATGCGATCGGCTTCTTCCTGCGCTTTGCGGCGCTCTGCTTCCACGGCGGCCTGCTTTTCGCGCTCCGCACGCTCAGCTGCTTCTCGCTGCTCACGTTCGGCCCGCTGCTGAGCTTCAATGCGCTCACGTTCTGCGCGCTCTTTTGCCAAAATCGCCTCGCGCTCTCTGGCGGCCGCGGCGTCAATTTCACGCTGCGCCTTTTCAGCTGCTTCACGTTTGGCTTTCTCTTCTGCCTGACGAGCAATCTCTTCCTCGCGGGCAATGCGCTGGCGTTCGGCTTCTGCTTTCTTCTCGGCCTGTTCGCGGTCGAAAGCGTCATTCATCAGCAGGGCCATTTCGTGGTCCACTTCAACCTGCTTTCTCAGGGCTTCGAGCGCTGCTTTTTGCTCGGCTTCAATGCGCTGGCGCTCTTCTTCGGCAGCCTTTTCCGCTGCAATTCGAGCCTGCTCTGCCTCCCATTCAGTCAGCGGACGGCGCACTTCATCTTTCAGCGCATCGAGACGCTCACGGACAACACGGCGGCTTTCGTCGATTTGCTTTGGCAGCGCCTTTAACTCAGCGACCAGGTCTTTACCTGCGTTGTCGATGTAGGTTTTAGAGCGCGCGACCTTGTGAGCCATTGATGCGATAGCGTCGCGGCCTTTTTTGGTGGTCACGTCCGGTACCAGACTGCGAGCCTCTTTTTCGATTAGTTCGATAAGCGGGTCGAGCTGGTCGTTATTGGTGAAAACCGCCATCGCGTTCTTTTTCTCGATGACGACTAAATCCATTATTTCGCTCATTGTTTCCCCTGAAATTTGGTTGTAAGAATCCCCGGCGCGATGAAAGCCGCCTGATAGCTCAGTTAAATTCGTGCGCTGATATGCGCGGTTAATGCGTCCCGGCTGGAACCAGGTTCGGCTCGATACTGCGTGAAGCGTATGGCCGGCGGATGTGGCGCAGATTGCCCTGCGGCTCATGCCAGTAACTGCCGTCGCGATAGTCGAAGCTGACCAGCCAGGCGGCGCCGGTGCGGCGATTGCGCATCATCACGGCGCGGCCGCTGTTAGGAACTGATTTAGCCATTGAACACCCCCGAAGCATGCAAAATTGAAGCAACCACCACCGACCAGAAAATGCCACTACAGGCCGACACGATAATCAGTGAACGAATGCCTTGTTTGCTCATTTTCCACCCCAGCACTGAATGCTAACTACGAGGACTGCAACCAAAAACGGAACGACCTTTAACCAAAAATTACGCCATGCAGGCTTGTCTTCTTCGCGGATCATTTGCCACTCCTTAACACATGAAGAGAAGAGCTAGCCTTCTACCGATTCAGTTGGAAGACCAATTAACCGGTTGAGGTCCTCAACCTTCAGCGCAGGAAGGGCAGCTTTGGCGCTGTCAACGTTTTCAGGTATAAGCTCTTTGCTTTCAGGCCATACTTCTACAAGGCGACTCAGGGTAGTAACGGATTTCAGAGCAGCCCAAACAGTCGCCTCAATTTCTTTTTTTCTGGAATTGAGCTTTTGCTCTTCGTCGATAATTGAATCAAACCGCTTGGTAATTTCATGCTCGGCACCAAAGAGACACAGATCACGGTTTGGAGTAACCAGAAAAATTTCTTTTCCTTCGCTGGTTCTTCCGTATGAGCACCAGCCAAGACGACGACCGGAAATTGCAATGTTGATTGAGCTTTGCGGATTGCCGGAAATGTGAAGCGAAGCGCCAGCACTGCGAAGCTCTGCCTCTAATTTCTCAAGCTTTTCATATTGCTTATCGACCTTGTCGGCCTTTTCTTTGCCACCAAAAGCAGCGATGCGAGCATCTCTTGCAACTTCCTGGCGCTTAAGGTCAAGGGATTCAATAGCGGTGATAACCCCTGATTTTGCCAGCGCGTTTTTAGCGATTTGTTCGCGTAAAGCATTCGTCAATCTTACTGATGTCATCTCTTCACCTTTGCCTTATCGCGGCTAACGGGACGTTTTGACTTCACCCCGGCGTTGCCGGTGTTGTTTGGATGAGATGATAATAGCAATGAGTATTAACCATAGCAATACGTATTGATATTATTTGATAGCAATTGCTATTAAATCATTGATAGCTAAATGAATTTATTTTTTGCTATTGTGCTGTTATGCTCAAAAAAACGCCAAATAGGGTAGCGCCATGTCGAATGAGGATGAGTTTTTCGCAGAGATGCACCCGCAGATTGCGCAGGTTATCGGGATAGTGGTTATGCAGCTGCTGGTTGAGAAGCGCGAGCCATCAAGAGAGGCGCTGATCGAAATGATTCAGGTGTTATGGCAGGAGGAGGATGTTGATTTGGTTGTGGAGCTGGCTATTGATGTGCTGAGCCTGCCGAAAGAGTAGGGATCGGGGTGCTGCCCACCTGGCGGGGTAATTGGTTTTGTTTGCAGATCTTTTCGAAATTATCAATGACTTACACTGGCGGGCGGGTGGTGCTCTTGGGGGATCGGAAGGCAGTAAAAACCCGGCGCGGTGGCCGGGATTTTTTTGGGGGTCTATTTAAAGACTCTCTCAAGGGCGCTTTCATATTGTTCTTTTGTTTCACACATTGATGCCATGCCAATGATTTTACCAATATGACGGCGAAGAGCTTTAACTCCAACATCTGACAGAAACATATGAATTTTGTCTCCTCTCTTGCCATTCTCTTCACGATTTTCTTTAGCTATATCGAGTATTTTTCCTTCACTTTTGGCTAGAGTTTCGTAGATGTGACGCTCGGTAAACCATCTAAAATTACCTGGGTGCCCACCTTTTTCTGGTTTCTTGAGTTCGTAAAGGCGGTACCATTCATAGTAGAGTTCATCTGGAAACTCTTTTTCCCAAGCCCTAGCCTCTTCACGCACATACATTTTAAAGGCTTCGATTACCGCCTGTGCAGCAGGCTCGTAGCCAGAAACCGCATATGCAACTCCGCGAATGCCGGATTTGGCGGAAGCATTCATTAATCTTTGTGCAGCTTCAGCGGCTGCAATTCTGTTCGCGGGTAATACGCCCTTGTCTCTTGCTTTAACGAGAAGCTTTGCGATGTCAATTACGACACCGATATCAAAGCCGTGGGCAATTGTCGCGTTATTGGATCGCGCCTCCAATTGAAATTTAAGAGGTTTCTCCAATTTTTCCTCTAATTCTGGATCGCGCATATCGCTCATGAAAGGCGCAGACATTAACCTATCTATATCGCGAGCAAGCGTACCTATCTGAAGAAGTTGAGCTAAACCTGTCTTAGTGACAACAGGGGTTTTTAAGTCGTCATTCAAAACATAACATTCGGCATCAATTCCGAATTGGTCTTTAAAATTACCCATATGAGTGGCCTTATAGCCCCATCTGGCAATGGCTCCGCTTTTGGCCTGATCACTTCTCTGCTTGGGGGTAAGAGACTTTGCTCGAGCTATACCACCCTTTGCTTTACCAACAGGAACTTTCTTATCTTCAGACATTGTAAGCACTCTTTTTGTGAAATGTGCTTGCATAATAAACACTGTACAATCATACAAGCAAGCATTATTTATAATTCTACATGCTTGCATTGTGCTCTGCGAAAAAAAGGCCGCATTTCTGCGACCTCTCATCAACAAAACTACTCATCAACTACCCGGCGTCACATAGCCACCAAAGACAAACCAGGCCATAAATGCTACTGCGACGATGAATACGACCACTGGGAAAACTATCCCAATTTTCATAATCAATCCCTCATTTACCCATGCTTCCTGTACGTCTGCGGCATGCTGCCGATCACCTTGCCGAACACAAGCACCCTGTTCATCTCGTCTTTCTCGATCGGGTCCCAGGCTGCATAGCTCTTGTTGTCTGAGATAACCAGCAGCTTGTCCTTCATCTTCTGCAGGCGCTTGACGTGAGCAGTGTCGTCGTACAGGAATGCGTAAATCCCGTCGCCGTCAAAGATCTTAACGCTGATGTCGACGAACAGCAGATCACCCGGCTCAATCGTCCCAGACATGCTATCGCCCCTGACGTTGATGATCCTGATGCTCTCAGCCTTGCGTCCATCGAACATGTGGCGGGCTTCAGCTGGCGCATATTCAACGGAGTGGAGAATCTCTACGAACTCCTGGTTCACAATTCCAGGGCCGGCACTTACCACAAGGTCCAGCACATCAATCCTGAATGCATCAGTATCCTGGCTTTTAACCTGGGCAGCGCGAGGTAGCTGGCCATCATCGCGCATCGGTCCATTTCCGGTTGATAGCCATTCAGACCTGACGCCCAAGGCATTGGCTATCTCGACAATTTTTGTTGAACCCCTGGCGTTTCCACTCACCAGGCGCCAAATGGTCGGCTGAGCAATACCTGAGGCTTTCGCAAGTGCCCCTTGGGACATTCCAGCCGAAGTCATGGCCTTATTTAAACGATCTGCAAGAGTTTCTTTTTTCATAGTTTCAAATTTATACGCTTGCGTATTGATGGTCAAAACACGTTTTGCTATTGCCAAAATCAATACGCATTGCTATTATCACTTCACACCAATACTTATAGGAATTGGAATATGACGAACAAAACCATCCAGAAGGCAATTGATATCACTGGCAGTCAGAAAAAATTGGCCGATCTGTGTGGCGTAGCACAGCCGACAGTTTGGCGGTGGCTGCATGGCGGCGGAATTGATGCCCGCTATGTGATGAAAATCGTGTCTGCGACTAACGGCAAGATTAAGGCGGCAGAGATCCGACCTGACCTTGCACAGTTGCTGAGCGCGCATTCACCGGCCGCCTAACCCGCGGCCTTTCATTCAACACCAGAGGAAATATCACAAATGCAAAGCGCAATAGCCCGCAACTTAGAACCGCCGATCCTCAACCCGGTTGAGCTTGAGGGGGTTTTACTCAATCGCCTTTCATCCATCGGGCAGAAGGCTTACGCGGAGATATTGGGTATCAGTGAATCAACAGTCAGTCGCAGAAAGGGGGAAGGGCATTTCGCTGACATAGCAAAAGAGTTGTCCGTGCTGGGTCTGCAGGTTGTTCCGCCGGAGGCGGTAGTGGTTTCACGGCACTACCTCCAGTCAGTAGAAACGCTGGCAGATATCGGATTACGTGCAGAGCGGTGTCGTCCAGGGCCGTTAGGGTGGGATTGATGAAGGGTAGAAAAGGCGAAAGCCGCAGTGCTCGAACACTAACGGCTTTCTACGCGAATTAACTGGATCAATTCACAGGAGTAATTATGGCAAATACTGCCGAAGTAATCAATTTCCCTGTGCCTGTCGTGGCACTACAGGAGCTGCGCGTGGCAGATCTCGACGATGGGTTTACGCGCATCGCTAATGAGCTCCTTGAGGCTGTCATGCGTGCAGGTTTGTCGCAGCATCAGCTTTTAGTGCTCATGGCAATCATGCGCAAAACATACGGCTTCAATAAGAAATCTGACTGGGTCAGTAACGATCAGCTATCTGACATGACTGGTCTTGCTGCCACTCGTTGTTCTACAGCGAAAAACGAACTGATTCGCATGTCTGTGTTGACTCAGTCCGGACGTCATGTAGGCATAAACAAGATGATTTCAGAGTGGGAGACAAGTAAGCCAGAGCGCAGGCGTGAATACGGAGCTACAAAAAATAAGGCTGGGTATATTTATGTCTTTGCTGAAAGTGAATCAGGTCCTGTAAAGATAGGTTTCACCACAAGAAAGGCTGAAGAGAGATTAAAAGAGGTTCGTCACTATTTTGATGGCAAGAATCCTAAGGTTTTTTACGTGTCTCCATTCTGCCTTCATGCTGGAGCAATAGAGCCAGTAATTCATGCAAATCTCAAGGCGAAGATGATACGCGGAGAGATGTTTGATACCGACGTTTTGCATGCGGTTGAAAACATTTCAACCGTAATGAAAACATTTCAACCGTCAGGGAAGAATAGTTTTACACCGTATGGGAATAACGTTTCCCGCCAGGGTGGAAACACAAAAGACAAACATACAAAAGACAATAAAGACAATAGTAATAAACCCCCTAAATCCCCCCGGGCGGGTTCGTTCGATGCTGCCAGTGTTCAACTGCCTGAATGGCTATCCGCAGTCACCTGGTCTTCATGGGTTGAATACCGTCGTGACCTGAAAAAGCCGATCAAGTCTCAGCAGACCGTGACGCAGGCTATCAATCTGCTCGACCGCTGCAGGCTGAGCGGGTACGCGCCTGAAGAAATTATCAACCGGAGCATCGCCAATGGCTGGCAGGGTCTGTTCGAGCCTGACGGGCAGGCTAAACGCAGTCGCGATGCCTGTCAGGAAGACCCCCACTGGAACAGCCCGGAAGCGTGGAGGGATTTCCTGTGAAACCTGAACTCTACCGCGCAATAAACAATCGGGATGGCGAAGCGATGGCGAGCATGGCCGGTGGCAACCCTGAGCATGGCCGGGTTGTGAATTCAGACGCTGAACGCCTTGTCGACGCACTGTTCATGCAGCTGAAGCAGATTTTTCCGGCAGCGACGCAAACCAACCTTCGCTCCGACGCTGACGAGCGAGTGGCTAAGCAGCAGTGGATAGCGGCATTTTCGGAAAACGGCATCCGTACCCGCGAGCAGTTATCCGCCGGCGTACGCCATGCGAGAGCCAGTGAATCGCCGTTCTGGCCATCACCGGGCCAGTTCATCAAGTGGTGCAAGGACAGCGGCACAGTCCTCGGTATCAAGCTGGCTGATGTGATGGGTGAATTTCACCGCTACAACCGCGAGAAGGGGCTTCACACCGGCGGCGCCGAGCGCTTCCCCTGGTCTCACCCGGTCATGTACTGGATTGTCACCGATACCCGGCGGGCAATGTATCAGCGCCAGCTCAGCGAGGCAGAAACCGAGAAATATGCCGCCAAGAAACTGGAAGACTGGGCGCTGAAAGTCGCCGCCGGAGAACAAATACCGTCGCCGGTACTGGCTCTGGAGAACAACCAGGAAGCCATTCCGACAAACCATGTCAGCCGGCAGCAGGGGTTTCACCCTGAAGGCAAAAGCTTCGGATGTATGCCAAGCGCGGCATCGCTCGGCGCGCTAACCCCGGCTCAGTGGCTGCGGGACGAATACCTGATTGGTAAAGAAAAAGGGCTGATTCAATGAAACGTATATCCGGCACTCAAATCGTCATCAATTTTATCGGCAGCAATCCTGGTTGCACTTTTTCAGAGATACGCACCGGTACAGGCCTTGATTCTTCTGTCGTCAACTCAGCCATTTGGGCCACGTTCAACGACGGACGGGTTTTACGAGCAGGGGAGCGCAAAGGATATCGCTACACCCTGGCAGAACAGATAGCCGTAACCGAAAGCACTTCAGCGGATTTTCAGTTCAGCAATCGGCACTGCGGCGCCAACAAGTTGACCAACCTTTTTAACCAGTGCCTGGCGGGAGTAAGAAAATGAACATCGAAACAGTAAACGAGCCCATTAAGTCGCTGGAGAGCGCTGGCGAGCTGTCGCTCAAAGAGACAAAGGTTATGGAGCTGGCTAAAGCGTACCAGCAGCTGGCTGCAGAGAATGTGGCGCTGAAGCAGGCTGCCGAATTTGCTACCGCATCCGATATGTGGATTGAGCAGGCCGACGGGATGCTGGATTACCGGTACCACGAATGGTACGTCGATGTGCTGAAAACTGCGATGGAAACCCCCGCCACCGATCGCATCTATGCCGGGATTAAGGCTGAAGCCAAATCTCATGACCTTAACGCTTTTATCAGCCACTACAGCGCTGAGCTCGATGCTCATATCGAGAGTGGTGGTGATCAATTTGATGCGAAATCTGTACGCCTGAGAAGCTTTATCGTAGGTGGTCGTATGTTCAGAGAGAAACTTCGCGATGAAGAGAAGGCGCTTGCGCTGCGCGAGGGGGCCAAATGAGCAAGCCTACCGATGAAGAAATCATCCAGATACTTTCCGAGCACGGTCAGTGCATGACTTACGTCGTGGCCTACTGGATCCGCAGGAAGCACAAAAACATCAATACGGACTATACGCTGCGCCGCCTTAAGAAGCTTGAAGCCATCGGCTTAGTGAAGCGCATGGAAAGCCCCTACAAAACTCAAATTTGCTGGAGTGCCGCATGACAACTGATATCACCGAACTGGCGCAGAGCCTGAAGCGCCGAGCAACATCAGCAAATGATTTTGGCGAACGTCTGTACGTAAAAGCCGATGACGTCCTCGCGCTGGTAGAGGTGCTGGAGAAGGCGCAGCAGCGGATAACTCAGTTGGAGTCCCGCACCGTGAAGATGCCAGAGCCATTCAAGCTGGCTAAATCATCGAGCGGATTAACTTACTACTTCGCCGACGATGTCGATGCTGCGCTCACCGCCGCAGGCATCAAGTGGGAGGCTGAGTAGATGGCACTGACCAAAAATCAGCGCGCAGAATTGCGCATGAAGTTTGGCGGCCGCTGCGCTTACTGCGGCTGTGAGCTTGGAGATAAGTGGCACGCTGACCACGTCGAAGCGGTACGAAGAAATATCAGTAACGGCTACGCAATGGACAGGCCAGAAAACGATACGGTCAGCAACATGGTTCCGGCGTGCATCCCCTGCAACCTGTTCAAAATGTGCAGCACTGTTGAGGATTTTCGCAATCGTATTGCAACCCAGGTTGATGTGACTCGCCGGGCATCGAGAAGCTACCGCACAGCGGAATCATTCGGCCTGGTTCAACCAACTAACTCGCCGGTAGTGTTCTGGTTTGAAAAGTATCAAGGGGAGGCTGAGTGATGGCACTGACACACGATGAACTTTGCCAGATAGCCTGCCGTTTTCTGCAAAACAACGGTTTCAAGGTGGCGTTTCACGACCGCTTTGTCGCCTACGTTGGCACCGGCGAACAGCCTGATGCTTGGGCTGCTGGCTGGAACGCCTGCCGCGCCGCCATGCTCCAGGCTGGTACCCTCACCAATGAGGGTACCAAACAAGCATGGACTGGCATCCCTGATATCGATAACGCCATCAACATGCTCGACCGCATCGATACACTGGAGAGTTGCGATGATGACCGTATTGAGGCTGTTAAGACCGTTTTGCGCCGACTGGCTGGCAACTCTCCGGTAATTCCAGAGGGGTACGTGATGGTGCCGAAGGAGCCGACACCAGAAATGCTGGAAGTTATAAACGAAGCCATAAAATCTATGCGTGGTTCAGCGGCAACGTATGCAAGGGTACTCGCAGCCGCCCCGCAGGAGGTGAAGTGATGGCGTACATCTTCCTGATTTTCGTCATCAGCAGCAATACATCGAATATGCAGGTGGTTCCCATGCAGAGTATGGAGCAGTGCAAAGCAGCCATTAAGGCGATGAAAGTTGCAGATGATAAGAGGTCCTGGGACGATGTTTCGCCAAGCGTAGATAATATTCAATGCGTAGAGGTGAAAGGTGCCTAAATCCCCCGCAGAACGCAAAGCTTCCCGTTGAAATCAAACCCCTCTCCTGAGGGGTTTTATCGTATATGCTCATTTTGCTTTTATCCCCGTGACGGGCGATAATTACCTGGTCAGTCTGGACAACTGACAACTTTACCCCGGCGCCAAGTGGGGACACATGGCGCACAAAACCTTACAGCAATCCCTGTCATCGATGGCGAAAGCCACCGGCGATTTTCTGCATTCTGCGGTTTCCGTTAAGGAGGCCGTATGACTCTTCCAGTAGACGGCATCAAACTCCATCGCGGAAACTTCGCGGCTATCGGCCAGCAGATTCAGCCATTGCTGGATGCTGGCCAGTGCTTCCGCCTGCAGGTGAAGCCGTGGCGCGAGAAGCGCAGCCTGTCGCAGAACGCGCTCAGCCACATGTGGTACACGGAAATAAGCGAATACCTCATCACCCGCGGCAAGACCTTCGCTACGCCTGAATGGGTCAAAGACGCGATGAAGCACACCTATCTCGGCTATGAAAGCAAGGACCGGGTAGACGTCGTGTCCGGAGAGGTGACCACGGTTCAATCGCTCCGCCACACCGCCGATCTGGAAACCGGTGAGATGTACATCTTCCTGTGCAAAGTAGAAGCCTGGGCGATGAATATCGGCTGCCACCTTACCATCCCGCAGAGCTGTGAATACCAGCAGCTGCGCGATAAGCAGGAGGCCTGATGTCTACTCCACTTTCCCGCGTCATCACGAACGAAATCTTTCGCGTTCCGGCGCGCCGCAAACGTAAGCCATCGGTTAAACCGTCTGATATCCCGACACTGAAAGACTATACCGCCAGCCTGGTTGATAAGAAGTGGCTGTGCCTGAGAGCAAGGAGGCCACATGCGTAAACCAGCACGCCGTAAATGCGCCCACTGCCGCGAATGGTTCCATCCTACCCGGGAGGGGCAGGTGGTATGCAGTTTTGAATGCGCCAGCGCGATCGGCAAAAAACAGACAGCAAAAGCCCGGGAAGTGGCGAAGGCCAGGGCGGTGAAGCGCCAGCGCGAATCCGAGAAAGAGGGGCGTCAGCGCCGTAAAGCAAGATTGGCTGAACTCAGACCTAACGGTTACTACAAAGCCCAGGCTCAGAAGGCATTCAACGCCTACATCCGCGCTCGTGATGCTGGTTTGCCATGCATCAGTTGCGGCGAGACCAACCCGCCTGATCTGCATGGCGGCCAGTGGGACTGCGGCCACTTCAAAACGGTTGGCGCTTACCCTGAGTTGCGTTTTGAAGAGCGCAACGCTCATAAGCAGTGCAAATCGTGCAATGCCGGGTCGGGGAAGTACACAGCCAAAGAGGCGACAGTTGCTCAACAATACGAAGCTGGCCTGGTCGCTCGTTATGGTCAGGAGTATATCGACTGGCTTAACGGACCCCACGAAATGACCAACTACCGCCGGGAAGACTTTATTCGTATCCGCGATGAGTACCGCGCCAAGCTCAAAGCACTGAAACAGCTGGAGGCCGCATGAACCACGACGTTATCGAACGCATCCGCGACCGCTGGATAAAGCTTCGTCTTTTACGCAGCAGCGGCACCGTACTGGTTGACTACCGCATATTGAAAAACTTTGTCCGCATCTATCAGACCCTGGGAGAGACAGTATGAAAAAAGATAACGAAAAAGCCTGGTCTGAATTAGCCAGAGTTCCACGTCGATCATATCTCGGGAAGCATCGCCGGCTTACTCCATCTCAGAATCGCTGGATTCGATCCCTTCTTAATCATTGGGGTTCGGTTTTTGGTGGAAGCGGAACCGAGCACCTTTCAGGTGGTGGTGGGATGTGGTCAATGATAATTACTGGGTGGAGCGGGGAGCAGCAGGAAAAAATCACTGATGTTCTCGCCAGGCTTCGCAAGATAGGTTACGAAGGTGCAAACCTAATGGTCATGGCAAAAGCACTGTTATGGCCTAAAAAATCCCTATCTGACATCATCGGCAATGCTATTGATCAGGATGAAGCTGACTTTATGGAAGCGATAATCCTTAAGGCGTTTCCAAAAGATACGATGATTTACACTATTGGTAAAAACTACTACAAAGGCCGGCAGCCAATGGTTGATATGGCTAGGTGGATGCAATATCACCACGCGCCATTTCTTACCGAAAAACAGTGCGTAGACAGGGTGAGATGGTGCGTTGAATTGTTTAACTCTGCTGTCTATTTCACACTTTGTGCAGAACTTAGCATCGAAAATGATGTTAACGTGAAAAAAGACTTGAAAATAAGTTTTGAAACTGCATAATTCATGTATGCTCGGACGTCAAAGGCGAAAGAGCGTGGTGAAAACAAATTGGTCGGCAAACCATCAGTAAAAAGCAGTTAGACAGCGGCAGTCTTTAAAAGCAACGTGACAGCTCGAAAGTGAGCATAAATTCAAGCCCGAGGTTAACGCCTTGGGCTTTTTGCTTTCTGCAATCCGGTCAGGGCTCTTGAGTGAATGCGTGCCGCACTACACGCTGAAACTCATACGCGAGAGTCCTGAGCCAGATTGGAGAGCACAACAGGTAAGAGCATTTGGCGTGATGGTTATTGCGTGACGAATGTGCCGAAAGTGAATGCTCTTTCCGTTGTGGTGAATGCGCAGGCTGATGCGCAAGCTTATCAGCTAGATGGTGTGGTAATGGCTCACCATGGCGACGACGGGTAGTTCATTTACATGCCGGAGATCAGCGCCGGCCTCCACACTCAATCCCGCTACCAGGGACCATTACGGCTATAAAGCCGACATTGTTCGACCCTCGTTATCTTTTGCCAGCCTTAGCGCTGGCTTTTCTATTTCAGGCTCGCGGGAATCATCATCGATACGCTTCGTTGTTAAATCCAGCCCGACGGGCCTGACCCTTTCAAACACACAGCTTCCCGATCTTCCATCGGAGGCGGTAACTATGGCTAAACGTATGCAAGACAAAGAGAGCATTGCCGGGATGTCCTGGCTGGTTCTGCTGA